TAACTTCATCAGGACTATTTCCAAGCGCAGATGATACATTTGCACTAGGAGCATCTAACTTACAATGGAGTGATTTATATGTAGGTCCTGGTTCACTATATATTAATGGACAAAAAGTATTAGAAGATTCCTCAGGTACAATTAATGTATCAGCGGATGCTAACCAAAATGTATCTGTACAAACATCAGGCTCAGGTAATGTCGAATTAGACGCTACAGGAACTGGTCTTGTTGCAGTTAAAACAACTTTACAAATTGAGGACGGTAGTAATATTACTAACTCAGCAGGTAACGCAATTACATTTGGTTCAGGCTTATCTTCAGATTCACTTACATCTAAATCTACAAATACTAATCTAGTATTAGCAGGTAATGGTACAGGTATTGTACAAGTAAGTGATGCTTTAACAGTAACAGGAAACCTTACAGTACAAGGTACAACATCAACAGTAGAATCTACAACATTAACAGTTGCAGATCTTAACATTACAGTAGCACAGGGAGCAGCGGACGCAGCAGCAGCTAACGGAGCAGGACTTACAGTAGATGGAGCGTCAGCAACATTAACTTATACTTCTGCAGACGATAGATGGAACTTTAACAAGTCCTTAAATGCTACTTTAATAGGTAATGTTACAGGTAATGTTACAGGTAATGTAAGTGGAAGTTCAGGTTCAACAACAGGTAACGCAGCAACAGCTTCGGCACTTGCTACAGCAAGAACTTTATCATTTACAGGAGATGTAACAGGTACAGGAGACTTTGATGGATCAGGTAACTTAGCAACTGCATTAACTATAGCAGCAAATAGTGTAGCTTTAGGAACAGATACTACAGGTAATTATATGGCACAAGTAAGTGGAGGAGATGGTATTACTATTTCCCATACGCAGAGCGAAGGCTCTACAGCAACCATTACTGGAACGGCTATATATAATGCTAGTGGTACTAAATTAAATTAAGGGTAGACGCAGATGGCTTTAGCAAGTAGAACAGATTTACAGGATTATTGTTTAAGGAGACTTGGACACCCTGTAATTGAAATTAATGTTGACGATGCTCAACTCTCAGATCGTATAGACGATTCTTTGCAGTTCTTTCAAGAGTATCATTTCGATGGTGTTGAAAAGACATTCGTTAAACATCAAATTACAGGCTCCAAACTAAAGCTAACTGCTAACCTTGGTGGTAATTTTACAAAGGGAGAAACTTTAACAGGAGGAACTTCCGGTGCAACTGCTCTATTTGATTCAACAGATTCAACAGCACAGTTTTTACTTATAGAACAAATTAAATCAGGAACTTTTGTAGCATCAGAAACAGTAACAGGTAATATATCAGGAGCAACAGCAACATTAGGAGCAACAGATTTTTATACTAAAGGTGATATTGAAAACGGCTATTTGCCAATAAGTAACAATATCATAGGTATAACCCGTGTCTTTAATTTTGGTGGAGCAGCTACAAACAATACAAAAGACGGACAACTGTTTGATCTAATGTATCAGTTTAGAATGAACGATCTATATAACTTAATGGGAGCAGACATGATATATTATTCAGTCGTACAATCTCATTTAACAACATTGGAACAACTACTAGTAGGACAACGACAAATTCGTTGGAATAGAAAAACAGACAGACTTTATATAGATACTGATTGGGATAAAACATACAATATAGGCGACTATGTAGTAGCAGAAGCTTATGCTATCCTTGATCCTTCTACATATACAGAAGTTTATGATGATATGTTCCTAAAGAAATATACAACAGCATTATTTAAAAAACAATGGGGCGATAATCTGAAGAAATTTGCAGGTATTCAAATGCCAGGTGGTGTGACTTTAAACGGAGAAACCATTTATAACGAGGCAGTACAAGAGATACAAGCAATTGAACAGGAGATGCAACTTAAATACGAATTACCTCCTCAATTTATGATAGGTTAAACACATGGCCACAAATTTTTATTTCCAAAATGGCGGTGGTATAGGACAAACAGGCGAACAGCGCCTAATAGAAGATCTTATAATCGAAAGTCTTAAAATATACGGACACGATACTTACTACTTGCCTAGAACAATAGTTAACAAAGATGACATCTTTGATGAGGACTCATTGTCTAGGTTCACCCAAGCATATCCTTTAGAAATGTACTTAGAAAATGTACAAGGGTTTGAAGGCCAAGGAGATATATTTACAAGATTTGGAATGGAAGTTAGAGATCAAGCAACTTTCGTACTAGCAAAAAGACGATGGGAGGACATGGTTACAAGGCAAGGTCCTGATGTAGCAAGGAAAGCCAGACCAGTAGAAGGAGATTTAATTTACTTTGAAAAAACTAAATCTTTATTCGAGATTAAATATGTAGATTTCCAAAATCCATTCTATCAGGCAAATAACATTTATGTATTTAAATTAACTTGTGAATTGTTCGAGTATAGTTCAGAGGATTTAGATACAGGTATTGCAACAATAGATGCAATAGAAACAAAATACTCTCAAGATATGTTGGAGTATCAATTTAAGAAAGAAGATGGTGGATTGTTCCTTAAGGAAGATGGCGGTAGTTTAATTACAGAAGCTTATCAAACAAGTGTATCAGAACCAATAGATAACGCAGACTTTGATAACTTATTAACATTAGAAGGCATACTAGACTTTAGCGAATCTAATCCGTTTGGTGAGATAGGAGGCTCGTAATGTTTAGAGATAAGACATTCTATCATAGTCATGTAAGGAAAGCTATTATAGCTTTTGGTACAATATTCAATGATATAAACATAGAAAGAAAGAATTCATCGGGTGCAGTAGCACAAACATTAAGAGTGCCTTTAGCGTACTCTACAAAACAAAAGTTTTTAACTAGGATTGCCAGAGTAGCAGATACAAGTACTAGAGGAGAAGTAGCTCTTACTTTACCTAGAATGGGGTTTGAAATAAATGGTTTAAACTACGACCCAGGCAGGAAGGTAGCTCCTATAAATAGAACGAGAGTAGTAGGAGAAGGAGATGATACTAATACAGTTAGATCTGTGTTTGCTTCTGCTCCGTGGAACATGGATTTAGCATTATATATATTTGCGAAGAACCAAAATGATGGATTAAATATAATAGAACAAATACTTCCTTATTTTAATCCTGACTTTAATGTAACAATAAACGATCTCCCAGAAGTGGGAATTAAAAGAGATTTAAAAATAACTTTAGATAATGTTAATTATGAAGACGAATATGAAGGCGAGTATGCGAACAGGATTAGTGTAATATGGACATTAAATTTTACTATGAGGCTTAATTTTTACAGTCATGTAGCAAATGTAGATGTTATTAAACAGGCAGTAATAGATGCTTATAGTGATCCTAACTTATCCTTAGATAAAGTAGCACTCTCAGCAGGAAGAGCAAGGGTTAAAGCAACTGTTGATCCTCAATCTGCAACACCAGCCGATGAATATAAGTTCTTGGAGGAATTTGATGAAGCGTTCGAAACATAGCGGTTTTGAAGAATTAGATAAAAGTTTTAATACAAAAGAAATTACAAAAGCTTTAGAAACTAATTTAAGAAAAACTGAAGAAGAGAGACAACTCCCAGCAGTAGACATGTCAGAAGAAGAAAAAGATGCTCTACATGCCAAACAACAAGAAGAAGACTTACAATACGCTAGAATGATGCTAAAACAAGCAGAGGCATTTAATGCTGAGGCAATAGAAGGCATATTACATATAGCAAGAAACTCAGACCAGCCTAGAGCATACGAAGTAGCAGGTGGATTAATTAAAAATCTACAGGATAATGCTAAAGACATGTTAGATGTACATGAAAAACAGAAAAGAATAACAGCAGATGACTCTAAAGGCAAACAAATTAAAACACAAAACAATATGTTCGTAGGTAGTACAAAAGATTTACTACAAGCATTAAAAGGCGAACAAGCTAAAACAATAGAAGGCGAAATAGCAGAAGACGATGGCACGACCTGAAGAAGTCTCATATCACGGTAATCCTAATCTTAAACCATTAGCATATCAGCACGATTTTACTAAAGAAGAAATTGCAGAGTATGTTAAATGTCAAAAAGATCCTAAGTATTTTATAGAAAACTATGTAAAGATTGTTACACTAGACAGAGGATTACAACCTTTTAAATTATTTGATTGTCAGAAAGGCAAAGTAGATCTCATAATGAATGAGAGAAAAGTAATTTTAATGGAAGGTAGACAGCAAGGTAAAACAGTAACAGCAGCTGCGTGTATATTACATTATACAATATTCCAAGAAGATAAGACAGTAGCTATAATGGCTAACAAAGCCTCAGCAGCGAGGGAAGTATTAAACAGATACCAGATAATGTATGAGAATTTACCTTTGTGGATGCAACAAGGTGTTAGAGTATGGAATAAGGGTGATGTAGAATTAGAAAACAATAGTAAAGTACTCTCAGCAGCTACAACAGCATCCGCCATTCGAGGTAAATCAGTTAACTGGTTGTACATTGATGAGGCAGCAATCATACCTAACAACATAGCAGACGAGTTCTTTACATCTGTTTATCCTACTATCTCAGCTGGTGAGACAACAAAGATTCTACTTACATCTACACCATTAGGCTACAATCACTTCTGGAAATTCTGGAATGAGGCAGAGAAAAAAGAAAACGGTTTTGAACACATGTTTATACCTTACTATGAGATACCAGGAAGAGATGAGAAGTGGTTAGAAGAACAAAAAGGACT